AACTTTACAACTTGTTTAACCCATTAAAAACTTTTTATAAAATGGAAAAATTTATCAAAATTACAAACGCTCCTATTACTAATACACTAATTAGTGTTAACGGAATAAAGTCAATAGGTACTGCAACAGCAACTGCAACAACTGTAGTAATTAAGTATGCAGATGGAACAGCAACTACAGTAACAACTGCAGCTCAAGTTGGTCATGATGTTTATACAGCTATACTAAATGCTACTGAAGGTGCTTTAGTTACAAGCTGGACAAACCCAATGTTTTCTTTAGAGTTACCTAAAGCTGTAACAAGTATTGTAAATGCTTAACTAGTTTAAGTATTGTACTAAATTAAGAAGAAGCACCCAAATAAGGGTGCTTTTTTATTTTGTGTATCTTTGTAAAAAGATTTTCAAATGATAAATTCTGTAAGAAATACTGTGCTTGCTATTATCAACAAAAATAACTATGGGTATATATCTCCTAGTGATTTTAATTTGTTTGCTAAACAAGCACAATTAGATTTGTTTGACGAATATTTTATAAATTATAATCAGCAAATTAACGAGGAAAATGCAAGGGTTTCGGGAACGGGATATGCTGATATAAAACTTGGTTACGAAGAAGTGATTGATACTTTTTCTGTTACAAAAACTTTAGTACAAAACTCCAATAACATATATTATCTTCCTAGTCAAACCACGACTGGCGATGATTATTATTTATTAAATAAAGTTCTGTGTTATGAGGGGGGTGTTCTAAAGGGTCAAGCTGAAAAAGTTAGTATTAATAAAATAGACCTGTTAAATAAATCTCTTTTAACCGCTCCCTCATCTCAATATCCAGCATATACCCAAAAGGGAGATTCCATAACTATTTTTCCTGATACATTCAATGGAGCTTTAGATATACAAGGAACTTATGTTCGATATCCCTTAGATCCTAAATGGACTTATGTTACTTTATATAATGGTGAACCTTTGTTTGACCAAACGCAAAGTGATTACCAAGATTTTGAATTACCGATTGATGACTCTAATAATTTAGTAGCAAGAATATTACAATACGCTGGTATATCAATAAGAGAAGCTGATGTATTTCAGTTTGGACAAATAGAAGAGCAACAGCAAAATCAAACTAATACATAATTATGGCATATATTAATCAACGAAAATATTATACTAATGATGGGATTGCACCCACAGATAGTAATTGGGGGTCTTATCAATACGTAAGTTTGGATAACATAATGACTAATTTTGAATTAATGTATGATGGAAATCATTCGTTAGTTAATAATGAAAATAGATATAAGATATTATTTCACGCAAAGAGAGCCATTCAAGAATTAAACTACGATGCTTTTAAAGAAATAAAAGCATTAGAGTTAACAGTATATGATGACTTGCGTTTTGTTTTACCATCGGATTATGTAAACTGGGTAAAGCTTTACTTGTTTCAAGGTAACACCTTAAGAGAATTAACTGAAAATATTCAAGTACAATCTTCCATTCAATACCTACAAAACTCTACTGCTGTTTTTGGGTATGATGGAAATAATAATGTATCAACTATAGAGTCAAATTTAGATACTGCAAGAAAAGATGGGTCTTTAAATAGTATTTATTTAAATCAAAATAATGAAGCGGATGAGAACGGTAACTGTATTGATTGTGATGGCGACATATACAATTCTCGTATTGGAGCTAGATATGGTTTAAATACAGAAACAGCCAACATTAATCCTACTTTTACTATTGATAAAAAAGCTGGTGTTATTAATTTTGATTCAACTATGGCCAATAGACAATGTGTGTTACAATACATATCTGATGGAATGGAAAATGGTGATGACTCACAAATAAGTGTAAATAAATTATTTGAAGATTATATTTATGCTTATATACAATATGCTATATTAAATAGTAAATTTGGAGTGCAAGAGTATATTATTAATAGAGCAAGAAAAAACAAACAAGCTTTATTAAGAAATGCTAAAATCAGATTAAGTAACATTCACCCAAGTAGATTGCTTATGAATCTTAGAGGTGAAGATAAGTGGATAAAATAAAATGGCAAACATTCAAAGAAATTTTGTAGCTGGGCGTATGAATAAGAGCCTTGACGAAAGGCTTATACCAAACGGAGAGTATATAGATGCTTTGAATGTTAGACTTGGTTCTACTGAAGAATCAGAAATAGGGGCCGTTGAAAATGCTAAGGGTAATACTCAAGTAACATCACTACAATATATAGACGGTACTGCACTAAGCAACTCCGCTAGATGTATAGGGGCTTTTGAAGATGGTGCAAATGAAACCATTTATTGGTTTGTTCACGATCCTGCATTTACTGTGGGAGCAACTGGAAAATTAGATTTAATTGTTTCTTATAACGTAATAACAGGGGGATTAACATACCATGTGGTTAGTATTAATGATGGAAATGGTGCTAATACTACTTTAAATTTTAATCCTAACTTCTTAATAAATAGTGTAAATAAAATTGATAATTTAATTTTTTTTACTGATAATTTAAATGCTCCAAGAGTAATTAATATTGATTCTAATTACGAAAATCCATTCAATAATATAGATCAATTTACCAATGAACAAGTTTTAGTAATAAAAAAACCACCACTTGCTGCTCCGACACTAAACTTATTAAGCACTACTTTAGAAGATTCTTTTTTAGAGGATAATTTTATCTGTTTTGCATATAGATATAAATATTCAAACGCAGAATATTCAGCTATTTCGCAATTTAGTGAACCTGCTTTTGACCCAAAAATTTTCTCTTTTTCTTCTAATAGTTTTTTAAATGAAGGTATGGTTAACTCCAAGACTGGAGTACAACTTACATACAACACTGGAAGTTCATTAGTAGTTGGAATAGATTTATTATTTAAAGAAGCAAACGATCCTACTATAAAAATAATTGAAAGCATAAAAAAATCACCATTAGGACCACATAACACTAATGCAACTTATGTTTTTACAAACAGTAAAATATTTACTGTTCTTCCTGAATACGAAATATTGAGATTATATGATAATGTTCCGAGACAAGCTAAGTCTCAAACATTAATGGGTAATAGATTAATTTATGGAAATTATACGGAAGGTTATAACTTAATAGATATAAATGGGTCTCCTCTTAATTTAAATTATTCAACTTCTCTTCAAAGCTCATCTCTTGGAGGTTATGAATTGACCACATCAAACCAATATCCTTTTTCTTACGATGCATTTGGAAATGTTATTTCTTTAAATACTTCAGGATTTACATTTGATTTTACTGATAACCTAGATAAATTAAAAGAAGGATATGTAATTGAATTTGATTTTAATTATAATTTTAACCAATTTTACGGGACAAATTTACCTAACGAACAGCAAGGAGATACTACAATAAGTTTTAATTACACTTTAACTGCAGATTATTCAAGTGTTTCTGACTTATGGAACAGTTCAGATTTTCAATCAAAAATAGGGTTAACAATTGACTCAATTCAAACTGTATCTGATGCACAAAATGGAAATGGATCTACACTGACTGATAATTTTAATTTTACATTATTAGGAACATTAGGTACCGGTACCTATCAATATGCAATAAATCAAACTGGTATTACTTCAAGCACTTTAAACCCTCCAGATAAAGGAGAACCAATAGGTTCTTTTGTTAGCGGAAATACAATTGGGTTTTTATTTCCATGCGCTCAATATATAGAAACAACTCCCGGTACAACAAATCTTATTATTTCTTATTTTGACATTACATCAGTTAGTGTTACAATCCAAGAATCTTCAAATCTAGAATCCTTACATAGTAACAGAGGATATGAGCTTGGAGTAGTTTATATGGATGAATATAATAGAGCAACTACTGCTTTAGTTAGTACAAATAATACAGTAAATATACCGTGTTCAAGATCTAGCAATAAGAACGAAATCATTGCAACTATACCAGTAAGTCAAAGAGCACCAGCTTGGGCTACTAGATACAAATTTGTTTTAAAACCTGATAGAGGAGATTATGAAACTGTTTATTCATCAATTTACTTTGAAGATCCAAATTCAATAAATTCTTATTTATTATTAGAAGGAGATAATATTGGTAAAGTTGAAGAAGGCGATAGATTAATTGTTAAAAGAGATGTTGATGGAATTTCACAATCTTGTATATATGCTACTGTTTTAGAGAAAACCACAGAGTCTGCAGACTTTATAAAACCTACTAGCGGAAATCCTGTGCCCGGTGGAACTTATATGAAAATGTCTACATCTGATTTTTCAGCTGCGGAAAGTGCATTAGATATTATAAATTTTGGTTTAGTTAGAGCCGCTGCTATTAAAAGAGACCGCTATCCAGTAGCTTATTATAAATTTTATACTTCAGAAACAGACACAGCAACTCCTCCTGTAACAACAAATACTAATTATAATGTTCCTATAGGGTCTAGGATTGAAATGAAAATAGAGCAAGTAAGAAGAGGAATAGGTGGGAAGTGTGAAGAAAGAACTAGTGTTTTAGAAAAAACATTTATATCAGACAATACTTATACAGATATGTATGCTTGGTTTGTTGGCGAAAACATTGCAAATGTAATTGAAAACCAAGCAATTACCTTTTCAGGAAATCCGGCAGACCCGGTTAATAATATAGTTATATCTGGCTTATATACAGGAGTTGGTGATGCGTTAACCACAGGAGCTGCTGTAAGTAATGGTACTGAAGCGCATTTACTGACAGTTTTTGGAGGACAATCAAACAGCCCAACAACTAGTGGTGATTTATTATTAAATAACTATTATAGATTTTATCAAAATACAAACGATAATACATATTCAATTTTAGTTAGCGGAACAAGAGCGTGTAGAAATAATAACTTCGATGGAGCTTCTACGTCTTCAATAAATTTTACAGTTTATAGAAGAGACTCTGTGATTGTTTTTGAAACTGAACCACAAGAAGCTTTACCAGACGTTTGGTATGAAAATAATAAATCATTTTCTATTGATTCATTAGGAAACCATAGTGGAAATATTACAAATCAAGATATATCTTCAGGTATTGCTGGAGTAGTTAATACAGAATTTTTTAATTGTTTTGCTTTTGGTAATGGTGTAGAAAGTTATAAAATAAGAGACTCTTTAACTGGTAAATCATTTAATTTAGGTAATAGAGTATTCACAACTTCTAACGTAGAATATAAAGAAGCTCACAGGTTTGCTGATTTAACTTATAGTGGGGTGTTTAATGATGAAAGTAATGTTAATAAATTAAATGAATTTAATTTAGGTTTAGCGAATTTCAAACCGCTAGAAGAAAGTTATGGAGATGTTGAAATATTATATGGTAGAAGAACTGATATACTTGTTTTACAAGAAGACAAAGTGTCATACGTATTAGCATCTAAAAATATTATATCTGATTCTACTGGCGGTGGTTTAGTAGCTTCTGTTCCAGAAGTATTAGGTAATCAAATTGCTCGTATAGAAAACTATGGTATTAGTAATAACCCAGAAAGTTTTGTGGCTTGGGGTGAAAACAAATATTTTACTGATGTTAAAAGAGGAGCTGTGATTCAATTGTTGGGAGGATCTTTTTCAGATGAAAGACTTATTGTTATATCGGATACTGGTATGAGAAGCTGGTTTAGAGATTTATTTACCGGAGCATTTACCACTCAAAAATTAGGAGGATACGACCCTTACATGGATGAGTATGTTTTAACTTCAAATACAATATTAAAACCTGAAATACCAGTTTGTTTAGCGTGTGGTGTTACACAAGATATAACAGTAATAGCTAATCAAGACTTTGTGTATTGCGTAGATGTAACAGAACAAACAGGATTGGTGACTGTTAGTTATGTAATTCCAAAAGAAGGAGAACAAGATATTGAAAGCGAAACTAATGTTCTAATGACAGACGAGTCTGGAGTTCAATTAATTACAGAGGGTTCTATTTCTCAAGTCAGTTATACAATTAAAGCAATCTATAAAGGTGTAACATATACATCTGGTTCTGTTAAAAAATCTGGCAGTTTTACATTTGATAAAAATGTTCCAAATATACAAGAGGTTACCATAGTTGTAAGTTCTGATTCAAATCAAAATGATACTATTCAAATAAGTGTAAGTTGTCCAAGAGCAGATGCTTTAAACATATATAACATTTGTGTAACTGATCCACTTGAAGCTGGAGAATTTATACACAACGAATTTAGTTGGACTGACGGAGTTACGGTTTCACCTAATGAATCTAATTTAGTGGAATTTACAAGCACATCTGCTTCTTTTGCTATCTCTCAATACCAGTTATTTTCAGGGTCGCAGGGTAGTGGAGTTTTCCCAGTTGACGGTTCTACGGTTACTATAAATTCAAACAAAATTAATTTTGATGATTTTGTATTTAACCCTTC